TTGAGTAGAATCTATATAAACAAAAGCAATAGACTCTCTAATACCTGTTAATATTGAATTATTACTTACACCGCCTAATTTTGCACCATTGGGATTAACAATACAATTATTTGTACCAAAAGTACCAGCATAATCTGTAATTTGCACATAAGCACCTGCGCTTGGACTTGCTGGCAAAGTTACGGTAATTGCACCACTTGTCGTATTTACAGGATAACCATTACCACTTACGGCAGTAAAATTAGCTGTTTTAACTGTTTGCCATGCAACACCACTTGCAACAGTTTGTGTAGAGCCATTTGGAAAAGTAATACCAGTTGTTCCACTAATACTTGTACTCATACAATGCTCCAAGAAGAATCAGTTGCCACCGTTACGGTCACACCAGAATTTACTGTAATTGGGCCAGCAGAAACAGCGTTATAACCTGTTCCTATTGTATAACTTGTTGCAATAGCATTAGAATTTATGTGAAGTCCATTGCTTGCTACAAATTGTGGGGAAGTTAAATCACCTGTATTTGCGTTATAGTTAACACTATTTGTGTTAGAAATATAAGCTGTAGATAACGAACCTGACGTTGATGTTGTACCTACAATGTAATATGTGGCAGAGGATGTTGTTGGTGTTATTGTTGCCCCACCTGTAAATGATACCCAAGATGCAGTTGTGCCATTTGATTGCAAAATTGTACCGTTACTACCTATTCCTAACCTTGTTGCACTATTTGTGCCATTACCAATAATTAAATCACCAGTTGTAGTGATTGGTGATAAAGCATTAAATGCTGTACTTGCAGTTGTCTGCCCTGTTCCACCGTTAGCAATTGCCACAGTTCCTGTTACGTTAGCAGCAGTTCCTGAAGTATTAACATTAATTGTGCTTGGTAAACTTAAAGTAACAGCACCAGTTGATGCAGAAGCAGTTATTTGTGATGCTGTGCCTGTTATTGACGTTACACCACTATTAGCAATAGTAATTGCCGTTGAGCCGTTATACGATGTGCCAGATAAACCTGTTCCAATCGTTAAAGTTGCAAGATTTGAACCTAATGAAATACCTGATATTGTGGAATTAACCAACGCACTATTTGGAATAGACGTTAAACTTGCTCCTGATCCACTAAATATAGGGGCTGAATATACTCCTGTACTTGGGTTAAATCTTACTTGTGTACTGGCTGTATACACCGTTGCTAATGTGCCAGATGTCACACGACCAAATAATCCATATTCTGTCACGTTTGACGTTGTATCGTCTGTAACACCAATGGATGCCGTAATTGTTGTCCAAGTTGGTGCTGAAGAACCATTAGAAGTTAATACTTGACCTGTTGTTCCTGCTGCCGTTAAAGCCAACGCAGATGCAGTTGAATATGGGACTGCCCCAGCCACAGCCGTTAAACTTGCGTTTGTACCACCATTTGTTAACCCAAGTGTGCCACCTAGTGTGATAGCACCTGTTGTTGCCGTGCTAGGAGTAAATCCTGTAGTTCCAGCACTAAATGATAAAACCCCAGTATTTGCTATTGTTACGGCACTTGAACCATTAAAACTTGTGCCAGATAACCCTGTGCCAATAGTTAAAGTATTTGTTGTATTAGCTGTTATTGTGCCACTTCCACCTAATGATATAGATGTACTATTGACTGTAATACTTGAATTAGCCAAATTAGCATTTGTAATGCCTGCCGTACCACTTAAATTGCTATTAGTTAAACCTGTAATAGTATTTGAACCAGCAGCAATTGTTTTGTTTGTTAATGTGTCAGAAGTTGCACGACCTACCAAGGTATCAGTTGATGTTGGTAAAGTTAATGTGCCTGTATTTGTAATGGTAGAGATTACAGGTGCAGTAAGCGTTTTATTTGTTAATGTCTGTGTACCTGACAATGTAACCACAGATGAATCTATAGTAATTGTAGTTGCAACTGAACCGTTATATGATGTTCCTGTTAAACCTGTTCCAATTGTCAACGCAAAAGGATTAATAGCCGTTATTGTTGCACTACCTCCCAATGCTATTGCATTACCATTTACCGTAATTGAACTATTGGTAAGCCCAGAATTTGGGATTGTGGCATTAATTTGACTAGGTGCAATCGAAATAGTCGAATTGCTTGCAGAAGTAATCTGACCTTGTGCGTTGACGGCTAAAACAGGCACTACAGATGCAGAACCATAAGTTGAAGCCGATACACCTGTATTGGTAATGCTAAATGTATTAGACGCTAATGTTAGCCCTGTGCCTGCATAATACGTATTTGCCCCTGAGAATTGTACCCAAGGCATTGCAGTCACGTTAATTGTGCCTGATTGTGTCGCAGTACACACCCATCCTGTATCTGCTTGACCACCATTCAATAAAACAGTATACGCACCTGGCACTTCTGACCATACATCCATATCAGTAGAACGAGTCCAAGCACTTGCAGACGCAATATAAATACCATTAAATTGACTAGATGATTGGTTTTTAACTAATACACGATCACCAGATAGTGTTGTATAACTATCAATCGTTTGTAAACCTGATAACGTAATATTTACGGTAGTACCTACGGCACACGCAGCTTTAGGGCCTAATCCTTGAGCAACAGTATCAACATAAAACTTATTAGCTATGTCTGTTGCACTTGATGGAGTGGTACTAATTGTACCTGTTGTTGTGGATATATTAGTGAAAACCCCAGTAGAGGGGCTTGTTGAACCAATTGGGCTACTATCTAAAGTAGAATTGGTAATGGTTAACCCTGATTGTAAAGGATTAGCCGTAGCATAGAATGGCTGACCTTGACCGATAAACGTGTTAAAACTGCCATCCAAGTTAAAATAGGCTTGAACTGGCAGTAGATTTTGATCTACCGTCTTGGCTGGATCAGCCATAAACTACTCCTTAGTTTTGATCAACCATAGGCAATACATATAATGTAGTGCCTGCTGTACCTATTGCTGTAATTGCAAAACTTGGCGGAACGGCTATCACAGTCGGCTGGCTCATGCTAATGCCCAACACAAAACTTTGACTTGAGTTACCACCTGTGGGTAATACTGCTGCTGCTGCCGTAGTTGATGTACCAGGTATTGCTGGTGCAATCGTAATAGCTACAGGATTACCAGAAGTATTTAAAAACCCACAAAAATTCACCTGATCATTACCAGTTGGGGTAATTGTTACAGATGTAGATGAGCTACCTGTTACAGTAATAGCAGTAGTAGGGCCAACAAAACGATACGCAGATACGTTTGCCATGATTAAGCTACGCTAGTTGGGATTGGCTGATCTTCACAGGACATTACATACAATAACAATGTTCCTGCTGTTTGTGTTGCAGAAGAACCTGTAGAGTTAATTAAACGTACTTTAACTTGATCATTTGTTGTTGTATAAGCATTTCCGATAGAAATACCTGTTACTAATGAGCCATCAAAAGTAGCAATAACCATATCTGTTGATAAAACACCAGGTACAGTAAAAGTTACTTCTGTGCTTGTTCCTGAAATTGTGGTAGATGGTAAAGATGCTTGAACCATAGTTCCATCTAAAATATTTCCACGAGTAATAGTGGTTTTGGACATTTTTTTTCCTTTGCAAAGAAAACCAAAATTGGTTATTTAATTATACAACAAATGGTAAAAAAAACCCCCTTTTTACAGGGGGCTTAAAACTAATTATTCAATTAAGAATAAGTGCTAAAGTCGTATCCGTAGACATATACATCCATAGTAGCAGTTGCACCTTGTGCAGTTCCTACGTTAATGTATAGGTTTTGAGCAGACTGAGTAGCTGTTGAAGCAACAGTTCTTTGTGAAACTACTGTTGAACTTGTGAGTGCTGACAATGCTGCATTTGAAACAATACCTGTACCACCAGCAGATGGAGCAGTAAATAAACCTGCTGCTGCTGAAGATAATGATACTGATGCGTTTGTAAACACTACGTTAGAAACAGAGTAGTTTGAAGAATTGATGATTGGCAATACTGCCTGATCACCTGTTGCGTTTACGTTTACACCTGTAGCAACTGCCAACAAACGGATAGCTTGGTTAGAAGCAATGTTTGATGGGTGAATTGTTACGGTAGTTGATGGTCCTGGATTAGCCATGATAATTTTCCTTTAAGTTAATTAAGCTGCAACACGGCAAGCGAGTTCAGGATAAAGTGGAGCCCATCCGTACAGAACATCTAAACGAGTAGGAATACTGTCGTTGTTGATGGTGTATTGACGAACAACACGCATGGACAAGCCGATTTCTTTATCAGAAGCACGACCAGCAAAGTGAACACCTTCAGGCAACTCTAAGTCAGCGACTGCGAGTGTGAAAGCATTTCTGTGCATGATAATGTTTTGTGGAGAAACTGCACCTGTGCTGTTAAATTGAGTAACGGCAGCAGTACCTGATGTACTTGGAATACTTACGTTTTGG